CAAATGGCCCTGGTCTAAATAGCGCTATGCAATCAGATAATTCTTCAATGGTTTTTGGTTTGACATCTTTTACCAGTTCAACCATTCCGTGACTTTCGATTTGAAACAAACCATCAGTAAAACCTGCAGCTATTAAATGACATTCCTTTTTTGACATATCTTCAGGTATGTCTGAAGCGTCAATCCCTGCATTAATGCAAGTGTTTTGTATTTGTGTCAGAGTCTTTAAACCGAGAAAATCAAACTTCACTAATCCGAGTGATTCAACTTCTTTCATTTCTAAACCAGTACAAGATCCAGCCGAATTAAACACCGGACATTTTCGATAAACAGGATCATCATCTATGACCACACCAGCAGCATGTTTAGATACATTGCTTGGATAGTTAATTATCATTCTTGAATAACTCATGACATCTTCAAGAATGTTATCTAATTGCATATTGGCGTGTATTGATTGATCTATTAAACCTGATCCGCTTATACCTGTACCGTAAGCACGACTCGCAGCATGTATTGCAGACTTATCAGCCATTGTACCAATCGTTGAAATAACAGCGACATTTTGTCTGCCGTATTTTTTCTTACAATACGCGATAACTTTATCTCTACCTTCGGGACAAAAATCTATATCAAAGTCAGGCAATGAAACCCTATCAGGGTTAAGAAATCGTTCAAATAATAGATTGTATTTTATGGGATCAACATCTGTTATCCCTAAGCGATACGCCACCAAACTTCCAGCACCGGAACCACGACCAACTCCAACAGGAACATTATTTTTTCTTGCCCACGCGCAGAAGTCACTAACAATGAGAAAATACCCAGAAAATCCCATTTTTGAAATGACTCCATATTCATAAGAAATTCGAGATATAAATTCATCTGCATCGTCATGCACCGCTTTATGAAGAATGTCATCATCTTTTATTCTGTTGCCAGTAAAAGATGGGGTTTTTGGTTCGTGCTTAATCATCCTGGCTGAACACATTTCCGCTATTGCATAAGCATTTTCTATAGCAGATGGAATATCATCAAACAGTTCAGACATTTCAGTATGCGTTTTAAAGTATTGAGATTTTGATACTGTGTAATCGTCATCACAAGAATTCATAACAATCTTATTTGCTATGCATTCTCTAATTCTTTGTGCCGGATAGTCTTCAGGATAAATGAATCGTGGACTATTAATCGCCACAACTGGCAGACCTAATTCAATCGCAAGATTATTTCTGTCGATGTTTAGTATGTCGCTGACAGAATTTATCCTGCTCAATGCAATATAGTTATTCACGAAATAATGATTGAACTGTTCGATATCGAGACAGATAGATATGATGTTCCTATCATATTCTTTTATGTCAGCGTTTCGATAGAATAACTCAAGACCTTCATTATTTTTTGCATAATGAATATATCCATCCTGTCTAACACCGAAGATGGGATGAACATTTCTAGTATTTTGTAGTTTCAGCCAACCGAAAGTATTGTTATCAGCGATACCTACGAATTTAAAACCCGACATTTTATCAATATCCACAACAGAATCATCAAGACTAAAGTTAGTCTTAACATCTAAATGTGGAAATGGATCCTTACTGTAAGTCATGCGCCGATCAACTTCGCTAACTTTTTACGTTCTTCTTTTGTTGGCAGAGTAACGTGACCAGCATCTGTTAATTCCTGATCACCTTTATACTCAGGAACATCAAAATCATTCTCAATTATATTGCTTAGTACAATAAATAGTCTGGCGGTTATTTGTGCATCTTCTAATGCATTATGTATCGTTCTGTTATTCTCTACTCCAAGCATTTCGCAACAAAAATCAAGATTAAATTTCCGCGTCTTGAGTCGTTTACGTGCCATTTGCGCGGTGTCGACGACTTCTAAATCATCCATGATCGATTCTTCACCGATAAGCGCCAGTTCTTTTTTCAAGAAACTAACATCAAAACTTGCATTATGACCGATGAATACATCAGCTTTTTTTAATTGCTTGATAAGTTTCTTACAATTATCTTCAAAAGGTTTTTTCTTTTTCAAGTATTTATGCGTTAATCCATGTGTCGCTTCTGCAGCGGCACTAGATCTAGCCGTTACAGGGTTAAATTCCAGATAGACATCTTTATCGGTAAAAGGCTTACCGTTTTTAATCCACGTACCACCGTAACTAATAACACGGTCAACGCCACGAAAACTAAACCCTGTGCTCTCTATGTCGGCAACTAATATGTTTGTCTTACTCATAATCAATCTCTATTTTGCAAATACACTCGTTTGGATTCCATTTGTTCAATCTTATTGGTGCCAAAATGTTACTAGCTAACACCCATTTAGCATTGTCATTCGGAATGATTACACCGACTAATAAATCTTCGATTATTTTTGCCGTATAACCATAGTTACTAGCGTCAAATAATTTTTGGCTTTTAACGTGAAAACACCAAGTCAGTCGCACTTGACGATTTATGTCTCTCTTAGCGTACTTCAATAAAGCTGGGCAAACCTCTCTTGAAATATTGTCCTTGTACTGACGACGCTTGTAGTGGCTGGTTCCAGCGTAAATTGAATTAGAACTAACTAATTTCGTATTGATCGGTATTTGTATAGTTAGACTTCTCATGAAACAAACTTTTTTCGTGGTGAATTAAATTCAATACAAAGTTCTATTGAAGTGTTTTGTATGACAAATTCTATCGCCCTACATCTAACGTGTTTATAATCGTCATCTGTAATTGGATTGTTTAACACCATAATATTGTTACGATAATAGCGTCCTGGTTGCGAAAAATCTTTTCGTATTGCTGATATATATTCGTGTATTTCATTGTAAACAGAATTTTGATTAATTATTGCCGTTCGAAGATGATTACAGGATCCGTGCATTGGACTATCATTTGATAAATCAAAATTAATACTATGCTGTCTATACAAATCATCATCTACTCTTATGTAATCATCACGTTTAGTTTTTCTTACAATCCAGGTTAAATCACCCGTAAATTCATCACCAGCTTTATCGACATGAAAATATTTCTTTTCTTCCAATCCATGATCAATTTTATCTGCATATCCGTTGTCTGCGAGCATTTGTAAGTACATAATCATCACATTTCTATTTTGCATATAGAAATTATGATAATCACAAAATTCACGAACGGTCGCAGTTGACACTTATTTTTTATTCCGTATTTTTCTGTAATGATAAAATTTAGTGGCAATCACAAACCAAGCTATCCCTAAAACAAATAAGCAAATGTAAACACCTTGACTTAGCGTAAATTTCGTTCCTATTAGAAAAAAAATAAGACACCAGTATGGTTTAACTTTCATCTTTAACTTCCTAAGTCAATACAAGCTTGCGCAACTGAATTTGGGGTTTCTTTTAGAAACATTTTAGGAGTAATTTTGAATGACCAAAATCTACGAACATTGAACAAGCGCAAAATAACTTCTGTCGAGCGCGTTTCACATGATTCAATATGAACATTAGCACGCGACAATGCTGTAAAAAAAATTATTAAATCATGCCCGAAATTATCATCAACTGACGAATTCGTTTCTGCATTTTCATCATCAACTATATTTTCTACGGTAGCAAAGCATTTAAGAACTGCTAACGATTCAGTGAATTCATCAGTTGTACCTTCAAAAATTAATTTCATTGTCTCTCTCCAGTGTTATCCAGATATTCATCTAAATGTTTTGTTGCAACGTAATAATTTCTTTTTTGTCTTTTTCGCACTCTTGTTAATAAATAGGGGCTATTATTTAAAATAGATTCAAATACTTCTATTTTTTCAATTCTTTTGCTCTTATCTCTTGTATTGTCACTTATTATTTTTTTACTGATAGATTTGCCCGCTTTACTTCTTTTAATAATACTATCCATCATCAATTTTATTCGTCTATCTTGCGTATACATAACATCATATTCACGCATTAAATCAAATTGATATTGATATTGGTTTTCAACTAGATGTATTGCAGCTTTAACATATTTGTCGCCTATGGTTGAGCCAAATTCAGGAATCTTTTTTTTCTTTATTATTTTTTCGCAGAACCAAATTGTTGCGGCGACTTTTTGTATATGTATCGTCTGACGTTGTACAGTTGACTGATATAATTCTGTGAGCGTATTACGTTGATCAGATCTAATAATTTTTAAATTATTGTCTTCGATTTTCTTTATAGATTTTTCCGCTTGAGCGCTAAAGTTATAATAATCCTCGCTATTCATATTATATGCAAAATAGTCTATAGAACATTGTTCCTGATTATCAGAAACCCACTTATAAACGACATCTGCAATCGTTAATATATCTTCATTAAAAGAACTGTCATAAATTCCTTTTACTTTTTCTTTTTCATCACCTTGCGCATATAAAATTCTACTTGTTAGCCCTGTCAAGGCAAAATCTGCAGAAAATAAATGTTCTAGCATCATTGTTTGTATTGCGGCGCAAAATGCCAAAGTAGATTTAGAATGATATTCAATGCCGTCTTGATGTATCCGATGCTTTGAAATGGTTTCACCCAGCCACGCTTTTTTTATAGTATCTGTGTCACCAGCACCATGTTTACCATAATCAAAAAATGATTGTGCTTCACCAATCTCAGTTATAGTTATTGTGATGTTATTTAAGTGTCTATTTAAAATCGGTGGAAGTGATGCGCCGTTAATATTTCCAGTCACAGCGCGAAACATCTTTTTTTGTAATTTTTCTTTTTCTTGCTTTATTTCGGCAGGCTTTTTAGCTGACAATTCCAGAAGTTTTATTTGATCTCTATATTTGTTAGTTATTTTATTAAGTGACTTTTGAAATTGACTTTGCAATCGATCAATAATTATCGATTTACCACTAGATGCAATTCCTTCACCAAAAAAATATATATTCGGGGTCGTCCGAAATTGACTAAAACGAATAGGTGGCAAATATGAAAACAATCCAGAAAACATTGAAAGCGTCGCGAGCGTAGAAAATCGACTATTTATGTAAGTTTCTTTGTTTAGCTCATTTGCTAGTCTGAAAACAAAATAATGCTCGGATTCTTTATTTGTTAGAGAATTTTGCAAAAGTAGTCCTATTTAACAGTTTTCAGGACTGGATTGCTGTTATACAATCGTATCCTGGTGAAGAAGATCCTTTAACCCGACGATTCACCAAGACGTATCGGCCTGATCAAAAGTGACATTTTGATCGGGCCTTTTTTTTGTCTGGTGAGGGACGCACACGATACATATCACATAAATTCACTTCAAGTTAAATCTCAGCTTAATGCCGGTGCAAAAATGTCTGACAGATGTCAGACAATGTCAGACAAACGTATGGGCGGATCTGCAGTAATGTCTGACAATTCGGACACTGTCTGACAAATGTCCGACAGGGGAAAATATAATAGATCAATGGTTTAGCTTAAAAAACAGTGAAATGTCTGACATTCGGACATTTTTTAAAGTCCAGGCGCGTTTATCTGACAATTCGGACAATTGCAAAGATCTTAAACAGAGAAGAATTGTCTTCTAACTTATTGATTTATTGATTTATATAGCTATTTATTTGCCTCAGTAAGCAAAATGTCCGAATGTCAGACAAATTTGGTATTTTTTCTATATAAGCAATTGATTTAAAAAAATTTTTTGTTCAAAAATCACTGTCAGACATTATTTTCCCTTTCAGACAGAGATCTGCAGGGGGTAATCCGGTGGAAAATCTTAAAAATTCCGAACTCGGATTTTTTAAAAACCAACGAAAACTTCAAAACTCAATAAATTTGGGATTTTTTTCCAAAATACACTTTTGAAAATTCCATAAGTTATTGAAAAACCAAATAAAACCATAATGTGACGTGGTTCTCATTACAAGAAATCTAAATAAAAACAGTAACTTACCGATTCGCGTGCATCTTTCACATCGACGTGCGCTGCTGCTCTTTTTGTCATGACAAAAGAACCTAGTTGTGGGGTCAACTACAAGTTGTTTAATCAACTTATAATGGTATAGGACTGATCGATTGCTGATCGATACCGTTTATCGACAGGATTGTCGCTGCTATCGTGTCGCTTTGGTGCCTAGATGACGTTGTTTTCTGATTTAGGTATGACAGTACCTGTTTTTTTATCGCCTGTTATATGGCAATTCTCGCCCTCGTAGGATCTGCAGCTATACAGCCGGTCTTATGGCCTGTCTGTATGTGTAGCTCGTTATGGCACATTATCTGGCTTTGCTATGTACCAATGCATACATACTGTTATTGCGTGCTGTTGCCATGCCATTGCCTTGTTCGTATACATTGCGCAAACAACAAAGCTATATAGCCACATAAGTGTCACAGCAAATGGTTTTATATGTCATGACCTAAAAACTACAAGCCAAAAAAAAGCGCCATGATTGGCGCTTATTTAAGAACTTGATTATTGTCTCATTTGTCATTTCTGATCATTTCTAATATTTTTGTTTTTTTAAATGAATCTCTAATTGTAATGCTTTTGCCTTGTTGTTAAAAAACGAATTATTTAATCGGTTATTAATAAATCTATTTATCCTGCATTGTTTGAGAAAATATAGTTTCCTTAATTAAAACAATCGGCCATATGGCGACATATAAGGCGATATATAAAAACCCTGACAATATATCCGTTGGCACTAAATAACGCATAACAGACAAACTTGCCAATCCTGCGGAGTAATAAAGAATGATTAATATTGTAAACATCAATCCTCGCTTTTCCAATCTTGTTTTTCCTGATCTGTCATCTTTTCTTCACACATAAGAAAAACGTCGCCATCTTGGTGTAAAAACCATTTATGTCCATCTTGATCAGTCAGGTATTGCGAGCCGTCGATAAATTTATGCCATGTTTCCCAATATTCCGAACTATCATCGACATCTGGCCCTGCCATTAATATTTTTTCGTCATAATCGCTTATTGGTTGCCAATAATCTCGATTTATCATTTCAATAAATACCTTCGGAATGTATGCGCCATGATGTGAATCGACAAAAAGAATAATTCCTGAATGTTTACTTTCGATTGGCGCTATCTTTGGTTTTGCCATTGTCTTTTCCTTTATTGTTTGGGTTTAATTTTCAATTAATAATTAAGCAAATTCAGTCGAATCTCTCAAATGGTCTTCAATTGCTTCTGGTATTTCACGACGAACTGAAAAGATAGATATATCACATTCTTGTGCGTACTCTATTCGTTGGCGCATATTGCAGTTTTGCCAGTATTCAAGTACGGCATCACATTGACGTTCGCTATAGTCCATTTCGTCCAATAGCGGATAATCAGATAACGCACACAACGACTCCGCAACAACCGTTAGTAATGATTCATCGGCATTTTTTGGAATTATGATGTATTCTACCCACCCACATAAACAATGCCCCGCACGGAAATCATAAGGCATTGTTTTATTGTCTTCACGATGATCTGTTTCTATTTCCTGGCCAGTGTGCTTTTCAATTATAGCTCGCAAACAATGCCAGTTAGATTGTTCTAGTATTGAACTATCACGGGTTATAGTTGCCACCACATAATCACCAACCGGATTATGACCGCCATAATATTCAGGTGTCGACCAAACAAAATCTTCTAAATGTTCTATTGCTTCCACTATCATTTCCTTTATTGTTTTGGATAAATTAAATTTAGTTACAGTAATAACCGACAATTACGCTTTCATAATGGTTCGCATACTTAACTACTATTCCAGAAAAAAAAGAATCAGAACAATAACCGTCCCAATCTTTGAGCGGACTGAAATCAGGCAAACTACTACAACTCATAAATTCCGCAAGATCATAATATGAATCTTTATAATGAAAAAAATTAGCGTCATCAGTATCGGATATATAATCGAATTCACTTTTCCATGTTTGCGGAATATCATCCCAATGTAAAATGTCGCGCGGTACATTATTCGTCTTAATATCTTTTTTAGTTAATTCTGCCATTGTCTTTATTCCTGATTATTTAAAATATAAGCTTTTACGAATACAGATGAAAAATAGCCGTTATAAAAAGAACCATTTGCAACTTTTGAGCACGACACAATAGCTTTACAATATTTTTGAAAATTCATTTTTGTACCCTTACATATTCACGACTGTATCAAGATCGTATCCCATTGCGTTCAATGCTATGAGAGCGTTACCGACATTATTTATAGATATATCAAGATCGGTTGTTTTATAAGTGTTGCGCTCTAGCTCAAGTTGATTAGCTATCATTGCAAATGCATTCTTTAAACTGATTTTGTTTTCAACGCATTGTTCCGAGAAAAGTAATTCACTATCATTCACTAGGTTTAAAGATATTGGCGTTGATATATAGATTTCGCTATCACCTAGCAAGTCACCTATACCAGAATAAAAATCGAATACAGAGTCTTTTGTGTCCGATTCAATCATCCCGCGCAAGTATTCAGAAAATTGTTCATATTCACTTATCGCAGGTATGTTGTTTTTCTCTCCAGCTTTGATGATTTCAGCAAGAAGTAATTTTTTGATTTCATTAAGTTGCATTGTCAATTCCATAATTTGTCTCTAAATGCATTAACGGCTGACGGGGTTATTTCTTTAGTCTTTATTAATATCTGAGTTGTTGAACATATAATCGCCACTGACAGTTATAACTATTCCATTCACGGATTTTGCATTGTCTTGAGCTTGTTTTTTCAACGCTCTACCATACTTGGCAATTATCGCATATGATCCGGTTTTATCAGTATGGTCGACTTTGTATATTGTCGCGTCTTTTGCGAAACCAAAACTTGTATATTCATTTATGAATAAGTCTTTTAATTCAACCATTACAGCATACCATTTGCATTGTTTTTTCATTTTTGATTATTCCTATTTAATTAATCTGACTTTGTTTAATATTTTCGCTCTACTTTCGGACATATTTTTTTCAATGCAGTATATATGTGAGAGTCGTTTAAATATGGGTACAAGTCGTTACATACAAAGCTATTCAATTTACATGCATGCAGTAAATCAAAGCAAAATCTTTTTTGTAAGTCTTTTGTCTTTTCTGAATTACGAAAATTCCCTGATTCATAAGACTCTACAAGTTTATTATCTGCATTTAATTTTTCAAGAATCGCTTCAATATTAATTTTTAATACTTCATAATGATTAGGTTTAATTTTCATTTTTTTTTGTTTTTCCTTTTTAACTAAGTATCAAAATTTTAGAACTAACAATCAACCATTGACCGCGCTATTTCCTCAAGAGCAAACCAAGACATAGCATTTTTTACTGTGGTTTCGTCGTCGTGCTCGCTTTCGTAAAGTCCTGCAGCAACGTCCACATCATCACCAATACAATTAAAACTTTTGATCATCTCAATATAATCAACTCCAAACTGATCGGCTTGTTCTTTTGCCATATTGATGATGTCGGTCTTGTTATTGTTAAAAAATTCAATTGTATCAGTGTAATACGTAAAACCAACAAAACCGCTATTTGCCCCATAATTGCAGATATCTTCCAGTGTACCAGTATCGATATCATCTAAATCATCGAAACCCAATTGATTCAATACAGCATTTTTTAAATTATTCATTTTGTCTTTAACCTTTGTTATATGAGTTGATAATCTTAATGCTTACCTTGAAACTTTAACCTCAAGATTGAACACAGACAGAACTGCTATTGCTAAAAATATCGCTGCTAAAATGATTGTCATGTTGTTAATGCTCCAATTTATTTTCTATAAAAACATTAACGGCATGTCCGCTTCAATCTTTAATGATTTATATTTTATTTTATAGCGTCGTTTTTTATTGCTACTCAATTCGATTTTTAGTTCTGACGTTTTTTTTATTTTTTTTGTGACGCATTTATCCTCAAGAATCCTGGCGAACTGCCGACGCTTTTGATGTCATGACATTATAATTTATGGATTTTAACTGACAAAAAAAACGCTCTAATATGCAAGTAGGAATAGACCAGAATTTTTCTCTAATATGGCAATCTGAATAGACCAGAATTTTTTTTGAATTTATTCAATTGTTTTTTTATATACCTAAATCGAGCACCGACTTATTGATCAATTTATTTGCAAACAAAAGACCTTGTGATAGTCTTTTCTATTCGATTGTTATTAATGTTAACCAAAGGATACAAATGGACCTTAAAAGCTTACGTGAATCTGGTATAAAGAAAACGAAAGTTCTATTTCTGATACATGGTGAAACAAAAGTAGGCAAATCAAGCCTTGCTGCTACGATTCCAGATTCCGTGATGGTTTGTGTCGAACGCGAAGGTGCTGATAGGATTGACCACCCGCACAAGTATACTTATGTGCCTGATACAAGAACATTTGAAAAAATGTTAAGAGCGATTGCCTCACTGCCAGAACAGACAGTTGTCATCGACAATATTACTTTTCTCGATAAGATGGTGAAGTCAGAAGTCCTCAAACAAAATCACATCAAATCGTTATCTGAAATGGGACACGGAAAGGCATACGAAAAATGCGAAACCAGAATGGAAACGCTAATAGCAAAGATAATGTTGTTAAAAACAAAACATGATAAGAATGTAGTTATCCTGGGTCACACAAAAGCTTATAGTACGTTCGATATAGCAACGCAAGATGACGTTATGGAATTGTCTGTTGCCATGACGCGACCACGCAATGCTGAACATTTAACGAGGCTCGTTGACGGTACGTTTTATTTTACAATGCTGAAATCCTCATTGGATACAAAAGGTAAAAAAGTATCTGGCGACTCAATCAAGTTAAAAAAATCAGGGCGGGTTTTATATTTAAATAAAAGGGCGGGGGTTGTTTGTGGCACAAACCTGCGGGGGTTAAAAGACAGTTTAAAATTCATGAGAGAAAAGGAATATAAAAATTTCTGGAAAGAAATCGAACCACACATCAAGGCATCTAAAAAGAAATCAAAGAATTGATTTCTCTACATTCATAGTGCAACTGCGCACAGCACAAAAGGTAATTAAAATGTCAAAGCAAAAAGATTTAAAATCAAAGCAAGAAGAAGCAACAAAGTTGCGTGAAGAAATTCGCGCGTTAAAAGAAATAGAAAAAGAAAAGCGCAATGCTATAAAAGCATTGAATGAAAAGAAGCGTGCTTTTCGTGAAATAGAAAAGAAGACGTTTCAGATACTTAAAGGTGAGTCGAATATCACTGGCAAGCATGCTGAGAAATTAGCGGAGTCATTTCAGGAATACATCGATCTGCTTTTAGAATCCCTACCAGAAGTAAAGCAGAAAAGTAAACCGAAAAAACGACGCTCAGATGGTTAGGCGGGGTAGATATCCAAAAGGCTTTTGGGATGAAGTTTTTAGAGATCATTCAAATACTGGCGGTCAAGCGTATTGCAAATTAAAACACTTTGAACATTGTTCATTGCAAAATTATTATGGGGGTTTACCGGCATTCAAATTAGGTGCTCAGCTTGGTATTAACGAGTGCATGATTCATATCAAAGAAACAGGTGATTGGATTATGTTTTCTAAATACTACGAACACTATTTCATAACCTGGACTAACGCTAGTCTACATTTTAATTTAAATCTAACGATATTTAATATCGACAAATTGGAAACATTATCTTATGAGTAAAAAAGACAACGACAAGAAAAAGAAACATAACAAAAAAGGAAAAGGAAAAAGTGGCGGGGGTAAAAATGCTTTTAGTAAAGACTATAAGCCAAAGCCGCCAAAGAAGCTGGATAATGTCTATAAAATGACGGTAACAAATGCTGTCGATAAAGATACTAAAGGCGGCAACAAAGCAGTTGTGTTATCGGTTAAAGTTGCAAAAGAAAAAGTCACTTTCAATCACTATCTGAATTATCAAAGTGATTCTGATACTGCAATGGCTTTAGCTAATCAGATGATTAGAGCCATCTGCAAGGAAAACGACATTGAAATCGACAAAGATGAATTTGTCGAGAATGTTGTTGGCTGTGAGTTTTACGGCAAGATCAAAACAACAACAAGCACTGAAGGATATACGAATTACAATATCCAAAAAGTCATCCCTCAATCAGATATAGAAGAAGATTAAACAATGGCTAAGAAATCAACAGCAAAGAAAAAATCCAAAGCAAAGAAAAAAATAATCGGCGGTCAGGGGGTAGTCAGGCTCAATGATGTTATGGACTTGCTCAAGAAACAAGCCGCAATGCTTGAATTCCTTTATGACCACGTTGTTCAGGTGCAAGAAAAAACCGACACGCCTGAAGCGAGTAATCGCAAAAAAACGGAATCGATATCGCTATCCAAAATTAGAGTAATCGCAAATGTGTATAAAAAAGCATTTGGCGAAGACTCTTTACGCGACGTTTTTTTGGAATATGGTGCTGATCCTGAAAAGACAACTGCAAAAATGCTTTCATCAATAGATCCAGCTAAATATCCAGGGTTAATTAAATCATTGGATGAAAAGCCACCATCAAAAGAAAAGACCATAATGCATGGTGAAGTCTTGGAAGCTTTGGATGAATTGAAAAAGAAGAAGCGTAAAAAGATTGTCAACGAATTCAACATTGACATTGAAAAAATGAACAATGAAGAATATGACGAACAATTTTTGTTTGAAGTTATTAGTAAAATAACCGGAAAGTAGATAGCCTGCCCGCATAGTTTGTCTAATATGCGGGTATCTTTAGAACGGAATAATATATTGAAATTTTACTATGCAATAACCTTGTTTTTGATGGTATTGCAAATACTCGTAGATTTTGCATTGACATTATTTTTCTTTGCAATTGGTTATAAATTTTGGTATCACCACGATTATGCGTTAGGCGGTTTTATGTTCATGTTCTGTGGTGTCTTTTTTTTAAAATTTTGTTTTTTTCTTTTCGTTAGGAATAAATGATGGAAGAAGTTGTCAGGCTGATTAATTTTCTAAATAGAATAAGGGATGCAGTTGAACCAATAATAAATACTAAGTTAACTATTGAGTTGCAAATGTTCAATGCCACGCCAATTGCGCAATTTATATATGAACATAGTAATGGTGAGAGAATGGGTTTTGCTTATTCAATAAATGAATTGGAATTGTCGAATATTGAATTATTGAATTTTAAAGCAATGTTGATTATTAGAACTCTAATAGAAAATAATTAAATACAAAATGATTAAAGTCAGGGGGTATCAAAAAAAAGCAGTCAAGAAGTATATGAAAGGTTTGAAGCAAAACATAAACCCTCTAATATGCAGTGCGACCGGAACCGGCAAAACTTTAATATCAATCCTTATCATGAAAAAGTTGTATAAGAAAAATCACCGTGTACTTTTCTTGGCGGGGAATGAGGAAATGATTGATAACCCGTATACGTTATCAAAGCAATACTTACCACGCAATTCAACTGGCCTATTGTGCGCTGCATTGCAGACATTCGACACTGATGAACAAATACTATTTGCTACTATTGGTACTATTATTAATCGTCTTGACGATGTTGGGGATTTTACGCACATATATGTGGATGAGGCTGACAACATCAACATAGATTTAATGTCGCAGTATCAAAGACTCATAGCTCATTATCCTGATGCATCGGTTGGTGGATGCACCGCAACACCTTACTGGATGCGTGACGTTATATATAAAAATGGCTCGCCTGATGATGATAAAAAAATCTTTGATGAAAAGGTTTTTCATTATACTTTTGTTGATGCAGTTAATGACAAGTATTTGACTCGTCCGGTAGTTGCGAGCAAAAAAGGAATCAATAGCGACAAACTAAAAACCATAGCGGGGGAATACTCTGTTGAAAGTCAGGAAACGCAAGCGTTAGATCGTGCTCTTGCAAAGTCTATTTGGCGCGAAGTCTATAGTTGTGCTATTAACCAGCGCTCGAACTATGTGGGTGTCTTCTGTGTTTCTGTGGCTCACGCTGAACTAATGGCAGAATTATGTCCCTTTGAATTTGTTTTAGTCACAGGGCAAAAGAGTAAGCAAATGTCGATTAACAGAAAATTGGCAGTAGCCTGGGGTCAAGAAAAACATAAGGAAACAAAATGCGTTATTAATGTCGGGGTATTTACTAGGGGGACTGATATGCCCTCAATGGATTATGCAGTGATTGCGCGTTCTATGCAGTCGCGTAGATTACTTGAACAGATCGTTGGTCGACCAGCACGTTTGTTTCCTGATAAAGAAGTTTTTCATATATCAGATTTTGGTGATAATTTTAAACGCTTTGGCCCGATGGAAAATTGGAGTAATGAAATTATTCTTAATCCAAGACAAAAAAGATTTTTTCATTGTGGGCAATGTGACCAGTTAAATTCTGTATACGCTCGAAAGTGTTCTAATTGTTCAAAGCAATTCCAACCTGAGCCATCAAAGACATGCCCGCTATGTGACACCGAACAATCACCATCGAGTAAAAAATGTGACTGTGGTTATGTGTTTGCTAATTTAAGGACATCTGCATACAACGGCGACATAATTAAGTCTGAAGGTAGCGATATTAAATTAGTAAACAGTGCGATCATCACTAGCAACAAGATTGAATATTATATTTATGCCAAAGATGGGCAACAGTACAGACACATTTGCCGTTGGCGTAATCGTAAACCAACAACAGACACTATAGATTTTTTAGAAGCTTTGTTTTCTGTTAACTATAGTGATACGAAAAGTGCTCATGATTATTTGAGACAAAAGAGAATCGACAATCCACAACGCGCAAACAAAATTGTCATTCAAATGGGAAAATTGAAATCTTTGTGGCGTGAAGATTAATCAAAAAATAAAAGGCTAATATTTTAATGAATGTTATAAGAAAACTTTTAAAGCACAGGGGAATGTTTGATGAACTTGATCATGGAAAGATGAAAATTCCAAAAGCTTTTAAGGATATAATAAAATCCGGCGATAAAAAGGTTATAAATATTGTTGGTGATTATGATTGCGATGGGTTCGCATCAATAGTTGTGGCTAAAACTCTATTGTCTGAACTTGGCTTTGATGTTGAATATTACATACCGGATCGTGCAAGCGAAGGTTATGGTCTGAGTATGTCGGTCATTGCTAGAATGCGGGAATGCGATATCGTATTAACTGTCGATAATGGAACAGTGGCAGATGATGCATTAAAGCAATTGAGTGAGTGGGGGATACAATCTGTTGTAACTGATCATCATCTAGCAGAGTCATGTATAGCCGACATTGTGATTAATCCTAACTGCATGAGCGTTGCTGATCCATCATTCCAAAATCTTTGTGCAGCACAAGTCATATTCTCTGCAATTCTAATTTGCATCGATGTTGATAAAAACAATGAATATGACTATGCAATCAGTCAATGTATGCCCTGGGTGATGATAGCTACAATCGCAGACATGGTTAAAATCGACACGATTAATTATCAGTTTGTCGAATTTTGTATTAATCTCTTGCGAACAAACTCTGACAATCAATCATTTAATGCTTTGCTTGATACGCTTAAAATCGATCACAAGCATTTGACAGTCGATGATATTGGTTACTTGATAGGGCCAACAATAAATGCGGTAGGTCGAATGGATGATATGACATTAGCAGTGCAAGCGGCATTAGATGACGATTATGCGAACAGTAAAACAAAATGGGAAAAACTTAAAAAGCATAATGCTGATCGTAAGAAAAAAACAGCCGAAGGTGAAGCCCTTTCAGATGAAGATCAGAATATTTTGGTCAATGATAATATCATTATTGTGCAGGCTGACATTCATCATGGCGTTGCAGGCATAGTCGCCAGTCGATTAAAAGAAAAACATCAAAAGCCTGCCATTGTTTTTGATATGGAAGGTAAAGCGTCATGTCGTTCGGTTCCAGGGTTTCATATTCGCGATGCATTGATAAAGGAAGATAAGTTTCTGTTGAAGTATGGCGGTCATGCTATGGCCGCAGGACTAACTTTAAAGTCGAATAAAAGCATTAAAGCATTTGCGATTGACATGAATAGTCACGCCTATGGCATTCCTAATCCCGAATTAAGGCTGGTGTTTCCTATGCAACCGTCGAAGCTTAAAAAAATAGCGGATGAATATATTTATTCCGTTTGGGGTATGGGCAATGAAAGGCCATTGCTTGAAAGTGAGTTTATTGTCGCTACAGTTAAAGATATCAAAGAAAAGCACACTTCCCTTATTCTGGATTATGAAGGATCGACGTTTGATGCGATGTTATTTAATAAAATATTATCTGCTGATGCTATTGGTCAAAGTTATATTATTAAGTATGAATTAACATTGAACAAGTTTAATAACAATCGGTCACACACTCTTGTCATTAACTCTTTGGAAAAGATAAATGAATGATATAATAAAAGTCATAGTCACTAGAAATTCAGTTCGCACCTATAGTTACACGCTAAGGCATTACGGTGTAGTTGTTTATAATTCTATTTCTTATAAGCAATCGCATAGTGTGTTGAAAAATCTCAGGGCATTGCAAAGAGAATTTTCAAAAAAAGAAACAGATAACATTATTCAGATGCCTAATCGTTTGGTTATTAGAACCAAAAACAACGTAACAATTTTTCATAGTGAACAAGTAATTCAAGCTGATTTGCTAGAACATGATATGCGTCGTTTCTTTCGCAACAATCCGACATACATAAATTCTAAGGGGAGTATAAAACAATTATGAATATGGCATTTCACGGTAAGACTGGAAGCGGCAAATCATTAGCTGCATCTGCTTTGGTATTGCACAAGGAATATAAAAAAGAATCCTTTGCGCTACCAGTCAAATTAATTTGCGCGGGTATCTATGAGCATTATCACGGTATGACAATGCAAAATGCGCAGTTATTCATTGAAAAGAAAAAACATACGCCAGCCGCGCCGTTCATGGCAGATGAAAAGGCTTTGTATCGTTCAATTGAAGCTTGTCTGAATGAACATTTTCCTGAATATGTGGAACGGGCAGACAATCTACATAGTATTTTATGGTCTGATAAAGTTAAATCGCCTAGAACTATGCAGCGTCTTATAGGAACGGATTGGGGTAGAAACAGCATAAGTGAAGATGTTTGGATAAATCATTTGAAAAAAAGAATGGGAAAAAAGAAAAACTTTTTTGCTATTGATGATGTTAGATTTCCAAATGAATTAGAATTTTTGCGTAAAAAGAAATTTCATATTGTGCAAATTGTGACAAGTCGCCCACCTATTGCAGATGAATTTCATGAATCAGAGTCACATATTTATGAACTTGATTTTGATGAACAGATAGAAAATGAATATGATGAACAATTTCTAAAACGTGTTTTAAAATCGGCAGGTGGTAAAGAAGAATAAGATGAATGAGCGAGGTTTTTACATTGGTAAAGGTAAGTTTTACATGCGTCGGATTACTTGGTATGGACGACTACTTAAAAGGCTAGGGGTAAAGCAAAAGTATATCGATAAGATTTCCAAACCTTATATACCTATCGGCACTTGCGACAAGATTGAATTAAAAATGCCTGATCATCACGAAATGAAATTCTTTGATAGTGAAGGTGATTTGTACGAACACGTAACTGGGCATCGATCTAAAATTTTAGATGAAGTTACTAAAACGGATGAAGTAAAAAAATGAATCATAAGTACCTTATAGATTACACTGATTACGTTATAAATAATCTTATATCTGACAAACGTCCGATATTTCGCCATGCACACGATGATAATAAAATCATATTTATTTTTGTTGGTAGGTACAAAAATAAACCCTGGCAAAGAATTGCAGAGATACACGACCAACCTTTTTACGACACTTATAATAAAGATGGTCAAGTCTTGATAACAGAACTGGCTAGGGGATTTACAAAAAGCACTAATGAATTTTTAAAGCAAGCAGATCAAAAAGGATGAATCATAAGTACCTGATAGATTACATAACATACGTTAGTTACAATGCGCTTGTTGATGAATGTGCGGTGTTTGACATTGAGTATGATTTTGAGAGAATTATAATTGTCTTTGGTGGTAATTATAAAGGCAGAGATTGGCGAAATATTGTTGAGATAATCGACCAGCCTGACTATGAAACTTATAATGAAGATGGTAAGTTTTTGATTAGAGAACTGGCAAAAGAAGCCGTAAAACAATTTAATCATCTTTTAGTAAAACCGGATAAATAAAAAATAATTTTCAATGAAGCAAAAAGGAGTAAGGAATATGAGTGAAAAGCAATTTGGAACAACTAAATGGTTCAACAATGAAAAAGGTTACGGATTCATTTTAAATGAAAATGGGGATGATGTTTTTGTTCATTATAGATCAATCATGATGGACGGTTATAAGCAGTTGCGTGAAGGGCAAGAAGTCGAATATATTGAAATCAAATCGCAAAAAGGTTTGCAAGCAGCAGAAGTTGAATTAATTTAATAAACACAATTCGCTATTGGAGTCTGACAAAAATGAATGCACTTGACCAACAGTACACAGATATAATTCGTGAAATAATTGATAACCCTCTATATATTGAATCTGATGATAGAACTGGTGAAGGTACGCGAAATGTACTTTCAAAGACCATAAGGCACGACATGAGTTATGGTTTCCCATTGATTAATTGTAAAGAAGTTCATTGGCATACTGCATTTATAGAAATGTGTTGGATGCTGTCGGGGCAAACAAATATTAGACCGTTGGTAATTCAGGGTTGCAATATTTGGAATGAATGGCCATACAAAAAATATAAAGAATTGGCGCAAAGTTGTAATAAACCGTATTTTACAATGAACGGATTTAGAGAGTCTATAAGACTTGATGAAGATTTTGCAGCTAAGTTTGGCAACTTAGGGCCAGTATACGGCCAGCAATGGCGTAATTGGAGCGGGATTGATCAATTAGTTCAATGCATTGACCAAATAAAAAATAATCCATCTTCTCGTAGAATTTTGATTGAAGGTTGGAATGTTAGTCAAATAGAAAAAATGGCAATACCACCATGCCATAAAACATATCAATTTACTTGCTTCGATGACAAATTAAGTTTAAGCGTCATTCAACGCTCTTGTGATATGTTTCTTGGAGTTCCTTTCAATCTTTGTAATGCTGGATTGATGTTAGCGCTTATGGCAAAAGCAACTAACAAAACTGCAGATAAATTGCATTGGCATGGTATTAACTGTCATATATATACAAACCACGTTGAGCTATGCGACCAATTGTTGAATAGGGTCGGAGTGTCAGTCACATTCCCTGACTTGGTGATGCTTAACAGTTGCGATATAAGGTATCCAAGCATAGATGAATTGGATATAGCCAACTATTTTCCAGAACCGCATATAAAAGCGGAAGTTGCGGTATGACGCTTGAGCAAGAATTTGAATCATTCATTAAAGCTGCATTAAAAGATCACAGAATAACGGCGTTTCAATATAAACTTTGCGAACGATTTTATTTTGCTGGATGCATAACTATTATGGATAAATTCTTGAATCTTCCAGATGATGAAGGCGACAAAAATGCCGCCTTTTCAAGTTTATTAGTACAACTTCAAGACATACGTGAAAAAATATGAATGACGTAACGAAACACAGTGACTTAAAAGAAGTACCAGTAAAATCAATGGATGAAATACTGGATGATCTTTCGTCGTATGGGGAACCCTGGTTGTCAAAGTTTGGTTCTAACTGGAAATGTTCTGTTGATGTATTTGTTACAGGTGAAGGGGTCACATTCAAAGTCAAATCAGATGACTGTGTAACCCCACATCAAGCCTGCGCTGATTGCCATGAAAAATTATTCTATGCATTGAAAAGCATAAGGGAAGGTAAGTCAGTTACCAAACAAATTGATTGACTTACTTCCCTCTATGGCCTGATCTACCTAAACCGCCATGATTGGAGTAGCCTCTGTTGTTGCTCCAGCCATTTAAGTTTTTATTTTTCTGGTATGAAATGTTGCTACCGGATCGGCCATAACCATAAGTGCGCTCTAATTCTTTTCTACTCATTAAACGTGTATTGGTCATAATAGTATCTCTTTAAACAAAAAATGTTTGTGTTGTTACTGGTTGAATCACTTCTTGTACTTCTAAACTTTCAACTGCAAATCGAACATTGTCCCCCACAGACAGAGATTCAGAAGAAATCAAAGTAAGTAGATCACCGTTCCTGTTGATAGCTCTGAATGTGCCATTGCCCATATCTTGACTTATTTCAGCAGTCGCACACTCCATACCTGCAATGTTTTGTATCGATGAAACAATAGCCGCTATGTGTTGATCAGTGCTACGCATTTTCGTCGTACCTTGTCATTGATAATTGTTGTGTAACTCTACGGCTGGCATCATTGCCGACAATATTAATACCGTCCACAAAGTATGCTTTGTTGTTTATGTGAATCAATTCGCCAACGGGGATTGAAGCCATAAATTCAGATATGAATATGTTTGCTTGTATCGTTAGATTTGGCTTAACCCTGGATAGATCTTGTCTGCCTCTATTTTGATTAGCGATAACATCAGTCAAGTATTCTTCAGACACTTCAGGCAATAGCATTCCACCGTCAGTACCATCCCTTGCGACATGCGCTGAAACTCCGAAGCGTTGCGACACAACGTAAACGCCATTAAATTCATTCATTGTCATCTGTTGTTGTTGCCAGTTGAAAAAGTCACCAAAGTTTAGATTGGTTATAACTGGTTCTTGATTCCAATTCCATGACGGCACTCGATGATAATTTCTCACTTCAAAGCTTGCAGAGTCCATGTCAGGATACACAACCAAACCTGCAGCACCGGCAAGCGAAGCTATCGCTGCCATTCTTGATTGATTTTGATAACTCCAGGTTTCAGCAGGTAATAACCAATCTGTGTCAGGCCATGTTACTGTTGCATCTGCACCGATTAAATTAATAGCGACATTTGATGCAAGTGATTCACTTGGCTCTGATCCTGATGACGGTATTTCAAACGGCGCTCTGAAGATGCTTTGCAAGCTACTTGCCGTCATTGCAAATGTTTCTCTACCGAACCTGTCTTCACTTGAAACACTTTCAACACGGAAGCGCCATTGTTGAGCATTGATGTTCAAGTGTATAGTTTCATTCAGATATGAGGTTAAGTCTTTTGGGCTATTCGCGCTAAAGCGCCAAACGGGATCACCTAAGTTTAAAGAAACACTAAACGATAATTCTTTTATCGGATTGTCGTTGCTATCTGTGATTGTAATTTCATTCATAATTTTGTACGTGTTTAAAACTACGGTTGAAAAAGGCCCAGGCTCTTGCTCTGGTGGTTCTTCTATTGGTTGTTCAACTTCAAATGGATTACCAAAGATAGTCGGATTTAAAAACGTCGATCCAGATGTAGCAGCGCTTTGAAAATCACAGACATCGCTTCCCCATATCAATTTTTTTGTCGAGTCAAATGCGCTCACTGCAGATTGGATGATCAGCCGGTCACTATCGAGAGATCTACCGGCAGACCATCTAATATGGCGATCCGAGTCGATCCGGCTGGTGCCAGACCATTTGACTTCTGTAGGGGCATCGCTCGCTTCGGTAGCGCTCCACGGCAGCGACTTTTGACTATCTGACGGCTGACTGGCAAGCCACGGTAAAATCGTCGCTATATCGCGCCGTACGACCTGTGAGCGTATTCTGTCGCGCCGATCAATTGGCAGTCCCTGCCGCCTGAATCGTACAATTTCTGATACACTCTTAACATCTGAAGATGGTATGTATCGACCGGCAACACAATCGATGGTTGTCGATGGTGTGTATCGCGCCGTTCTGACCGATCCTAGCTCCAAAACGTCATCTTGCGGCGTTGATACCGGATGCTGAAAATCTCTCGTCAGCGCCCGTATACCGAACGGCAGGCGGGTAGATCTATCCTGACTTGTCCTATTAGATGTAAATCCGAATTGCGTTGCCAGTTGCATGACTATTGCACATCAACGCGAACATAACCTGCGCTGGCAGGCGGGTAGAGTATTTGAGATTCAAAAGTGACACCGCCGCTTAATACCGTACCTTCCGTCCAGTCCGGTTCTGATCCCGTTGTACCTGCTGTTGTAACTCTGAAAATGAACCCGATGGGATTCGTCGGATGGACGATTTCATTGACGGAGTATGCCGTATTGGCTTGGAAAGTTTCCCCGTAGTCTTGGAATCTTGTGATAATGCAAAATCCGTCATACGGGCTAGTGTCAATCGTATACGATCCGTCCGAGTTAGTTTGTGTTTCACCGATCTTTTCCCCTTCAGGTATTGAAAAAGCAATTACACGTGATTGAATTGGTTGATCATCGATGCAAACTATGCCGGATATACTCGATTCAACTTCTTCATAGAATGCACGTTCCCTATGAACTGTAGTGAACAAAGACTCGCTGATCAATAGTGTTGATTGATCAATTGTTAAAATTGGTCTTACGTCTTTTGATACAGATGACAATAATACTTCTGAAATGTTTAGTGTAGATTCACCGATTAATACTGCTGGCGTGATATCTTTTGATACAGTAGACAGCAACGCTTCTGAAACATTTAGCGTTGATTCATCTATTGTAACAACGGGTCTGGTATCTTTGCTTACCGTTGTCAGTAGCGCTTCAGATACATTAAGGGACATCGTTATTTTTTACCTCAAGTCGCAAACCAGTATTTACGACACTTGGAGCATCAAAAGTAATGCTGGTATCGACAAATTGATTTGTTGTCTGCGATAGAAATGTGTCTACATGCTGAAATGATTCATCTTGTAATTCTACTGTTATTTCAACTTCAGTATTTTCAACTGTTGATTTAGTGTGCCGCAGAAATACAGCACCACCGACTAAATCAAGATTTGCAGCAACGCTTGATAAGTTTACAGATAGGACATCACCAGTATTCGCACCACTAGCAAAAGTGCCATCATCATTATCAGACAAATCAGTTAATTGACTAACAGTGTAAGTGTTATCTGCCGTTAGTGTTCCGTTTGACAATTCAGTATTATCAACTCTAAAGTAATCAGGCTCTGTTCCATCGGGGGTTGACCAGCCTTCAAACAAAACCATATCTCTAAAAACCCAATTTGTTGAACTATCCGTACTTGAATAATATGTATTCAAAAAACCGCTATCACCAAATCTTGCATCTGCATCGTTGCTATCCCAATTAACAGCATCATTCCTGTATATTTCTTGTCCATTAATCCAAAAACTTATTATGCCATCATTAGCGCCGCCAGATGATTCACCTTGCGCGCGAAAAACTAAATGATATAAACGATTTGCATTTAACTCAAAATCAATAAACTCTTGATTGCTTGGAAAAGACAATCGCAATTGGCTGTTACCTATCGCATTAACTGAAAGTTCACCAACTCCAGGAAATTGAAAACTCATAAATTCCCTTGATGGACTATTAGATATACTTGTATTTGGCAATATATATAACAGGCAAGCCTGTTCGTATTGTCTGGTTCCTGCTACAGCAGGTAAATCAACAGATATCTGATTAGAAGCACCAAATCTAAATGCAACAAAGTCAGCCACTCTAAACCCTGGAACATCAACTGATGGACTTAATGAGTAGTTTCCAGAACCGCCAAAAATAGGAAACATTCTATTTAATAATGCTGTTGAGTCTATGCCATCAGGCGAAACTGCATATAATAAATTCATTATCCGATATCCCCTCTTACTTCAATTTGAAAACTATCTTCTTCATTTGCTTCTGCACCAGGCAATACTATTCTACCTGCGAAGAAATGATGACTCGCGCCAGTTGTGTTAAAACGAATAACATTGCCCTGATTCCATCCACCGCCAAACCCCTGCGATTGAATGGTAAAGTACGGAGTATTGGTTAATGGATTGATCGGCGCTATTTCAGCTTGTGTTGCGATATTTACGTTTTGCAGTACCGTACCTGTTCGTTCACCGAAGATATTCACAGATGTTGAACTGTTGAATCTTATACCCCATCGTTCATTAATTGAACCACTATTAGATAAGCCTATGGGATATTGACTGATGTTGTATTGACCTACAGTATTATCACCAATCCTTTCGTCAGCCCATACAGGATCAGAAGTGTTAAAAATTTCTTGAGTAAACAGTAGTGGATTAGTTGCAACCAGATCGCCCAGCAATATAACGCTTGATACTTTAGCGTTGGTGTATGTTCCAACGATAGGATTTTTTGTTATCAAGTCTAAACCCTGTATTCTATCGACAACATTCATTTCTGACACACGCCATTGCAAACTATAATCACTTGTATCATCTAATGGATTTCCATATTGATCAACGTGATTAATAGTTGCATTGAAAGTAACGTCACCAGTTTCAAAGTCTATAGAAAAATTATTTCTATCTAATCTTTGATTGTCATTGATATTGACGACATCGACATAGGTTATATCCGCTTGCGTGTTTTGTACTGTTCCTTCAAATGCCGATATTACTCGTTCATCTTCTTGAAAGATAATAATTACATCATCGCTGACAAATTTTGGGTTCAGTACACTTGATACACTGCCAATAGAAAAGACATCCATTTCAGGTAATCTATTGAATTCTACCTCAATTAAATCACTTTCCAATTGCGTTATTGAAGTTATAGGGCCAGGATTATCGATTATCTGTAAAGCATTGAAATTTTCCCTTATCGGGAATGTATCTGTTACAGCGGTTCCATCGACATTATCGCTCTCATAAATAATGTGGATGGTTCTATTCATATCAATTATCGCTTGCGTTAATGCAATCGGACTCAATACAGAATTGAAAACCAAAAAAAGTGTATTAGATACTATGTTAAAGCTAACAGGTAGCATGCCGACATCATTGCCGCCAAATTCTTCAAGACGATCAACGAAAAGCTCAGTACCTGAAAAACCACCAACACGTATCAAATCACCAAAAAGACTAAACAACACGGTAAAATTATTGGTATTTAAATCATCAAGCACATTAAATGTAACTGTTATTTCATCTTCAACACCAGTCGCAGTAACCTGAGCGGAACCAAGTGTTGATCTTATAGATTTTGCTGGATCTACTTCTAAAGCAAAGTCAGCGGGAAGTAATGAAAATTCAGTTATCTCTTGATTAGAAGTATTGATAGCAAGTTCATCAATTGTAATTTCTGTTGGCGTATGCGATAGAACATTTGATAAAGAATACACGCGCTGATTATTATCAAATGCGTCTATGGCAAATTGATTAGCTTGAACTGAACTATCTAGCGATTCCATAAGAAACACCCTTATAAAATCACTATCAGGAATACGGTTTATAAGTATATGCGAATCCAGATAGTTTTCTGATGAATCAGAATCAATAACAACATGAACACCTTTTATTGATTGTTCACCAAGTAATGCATCCACTCTCGAAATACCAGTAAATAGATTGTTCAAAAATCCATCTAGTATTTCAACTGTTGAACGATCACCACCACCAGAATCAACATTGTTGATTGATTGAAATAATCTTATGTCGCTGAATTCAATGGTCACGGTTGAAGTTCCTCAAAAAATTGTAATGTGCCGGTAAACCTAGTTTCTGTGTTTTTAACTCTAACGTCAAATACAGGATCAAATGATACTGCAGGCTCTTGTCGCCAACACAAATACTTAGTGACACCACTAGGCAAAACTATTGTGTACTTACCACCAGGATTAGATCTGGATTCACTGACCAAAGCGTTAACCTGATCATTGTCAAACCAGACACCCTCTCTGGATTCCAGCGTGAATGGGATGCCGCCAAGCAAAATACCATTGTTAATCACAGCAGATCCACCGATTGTATGTTCAACGGTTTGAGCAATATTAACCGTCTGATGTTCTTCTACCCATCTGACATCTGCCGGAATATCAAATTCAGTAGAATCATCAAGTCTGATTAACTTGATAGTTTCTGGAATATAATTAGTCATCGAAGCATTTCACCTAATCTATTAGCAAGCGTTTCAATTGCTCGCTCTTGTTCATCTGTGACGTTTGGTATTTCAATTGCTTCAACTGTTCTGCCAGTGCTGATATTGATGTTCAAAGTTCTGGCAGTTCTTTGCATATCAGTTGCATCTTGAAAGGTAGCTAAAGCTGCATCCCTATTTCTATCTTCACGGGAAAATATTTGAACTTGATTATCATCAAGATCTTCGATCTCTTGAACTTCTGCTGGTGTAAATCCAGTGAATCTATCTTCTCGTTCTTCTTGAGAATCGGTCGTTGAGTTATCAGTATTTTCTATTGCATCAACAATTGCATCAGTAACTTCTTCAATCGCGTCATCAGTCGATGATTCAACTTCATCATCGTCACGATCAAAAGTATTAAGATTAAAACTTCCGCCGTCACGCTCGACAACTCCAAATCCACCATCAGGAGTTTCACCAAAGCCAAATGCATTTTCGCCAAAGTCACTATTTAATTCTATCAATTCTTCAAATTGTTCACGAACAACTCTATTACGTTCTGCAACTCGTTCTGTGAACCCCACAATTGCTTCAGTAGATTCAATAACGCTTTGAGTTACTGATCTATTAGAATCGACTAATGTTCTGTTAGAACTCGTTAAACGACTATTAGTTTCGACAACTCGATTATTAGCTGAATCCAAATCGTCAACTGCATTTACCTGAATATCGATAACAGAACTGAGTTCTTGAATGCCATTTCTCAATATTCGTTCTGCTTCATTCCTTTCAGTAAGCGATATTTCATTGCGTTCAAATGCTAATTGATTTTCTTCCAAGCGTTCGTTCAGAATTTCAAATGCATCTGTGGCTCCGCTTATTCCACGTACACTTTCCAAAGTTTGATCGACAAACGCTTGTGTAGCTTCAGTGCCATCTGCATAAGCACCAGTTAATTCATTTACTTCATCTGTTGTTTCTTGAATCGTATCGTTTAGCAGATCAAGAGCGGCATCAAGTTCTCTTTGTGTTTCACGATACTCGTTTATATTTCTCTCACCAGAAGTATATAGACGCTCATTTTCTTCTAGTTGCTGATTAAGAGATTGAATAGCTAATCTTGCATCATCGTTACCACGTACATTATCAAGTAATGCAGATATATAATCTTCTGTAGAAGTCGTAACAACTTCAATAGCATCATGTGTATCGTTTAATGCATCGATGATTAGATTCAACTGATCTATTTCTAAACCAGTAGCTTCAATTAGTTCAAAAATTTCATCCCTAAGTCTAATGTATGATTCGCTGTATTCTTCATTTGATATTCTGCCGTTCTCTAGTTCATCGCCTAAACGTCTTTGTTCTTCTTGTAGTCTTATTATTTCATCGATATGCACTCTAACAGCATCGTTGGCACCATCATAAGCGGATATGCCATCACGTATGGCTTGTGCTTGTGCCTCTGCTGCCATTGTTGCCTGTTGAGCGGCATTTGTATTGTCCTGAAAGTCTTGAAGTTGAAGAACCCTAGCAGCATGTAATTCACGTAAAAGTTCTAATTGAACTTCATTACTCAAATTGCCACGATCTAAAACGGCTATAAGTTCTTCAACCGTTGAAGTTGAATCACCGATTATTTCTCTGGCTTCAACTCTTGCATCATTCAACTGACTTTGAGTCTCAATAGATGAAATGTTTCTATTGATTTCAGTTTGCAATAATTCATTTATGCGTTCTTGAGAAACTCCAGCGGCATCTAGTTGTTCCTGTTTTACTCTTAATCCATCAACGCTATCAGCCTGCAATTCCGTTTGAATGCGCAAGATTCGATCTTGTCTTGATATCTCATTTGTCAGTCTTACATAAGTTTCTTCAAGTTCAGCATTAGCACCACCAGCGCGACCGGAAGCAATGACGCTATCGAATAGCGCTCTGTCAAATTCACTTAAAGCGTCAACTGCTCTGGTGTTTTGCGCTGCAAGCTCTAAATCTCTAAATGATTCAACTCCAATACTTAAAGATGATCGTATATTGTTGCCGAATCTCTCTACACCATCTGCAGCACGATCTGATGATTCCAGTAATAGTTGTTGTGTTTCTACAAAACCCTGTGTGTCGCCAGTTAACCGCTCGTATGCAAGACGAACTGTTAACACTGCAAAGTTGACACCTTCAAGAGCTATCACTAAACCATTAGCAGCGGCTGAAATAACGTCAAATATCGCACCAACACCACGACTAAGATTTAGATTATTAAAAAGACTTGCCGCAGTGGTAGTAGCGGCACCTAGCAGCTCTATGAACGAACCAACTTGTTGACCTATATCGCGCCAAAGTTCTGTATTTCTATTTATTCCATCGGCACCATCTTCTAATGTTCTGATGTATTCATCAGAAAATGATTCAGCCAATACAGCACCAGCATTTCTAACAGTGTTTAGAAATCTATCAACAACCGTGTTTTGCGCTGCAAAGGCTCTAGCTGCTTCAATACTTACAGCGTTTGCTTCCCTCGCTTGCTCTGTTGTCAGTGCAAGTTGTTCTGCAAAGTTTTCATAGCCTATCGCCAACGGTGGTATAGTTTGCAATATACGTTCGTTGTTAAGTCCCAAAGCGATAAGCGTTTGCGTAGCTTCACCGGCACCAGTTGATACGCTATTTAATCCGCGCAAGAATTCAGTGAATAGTGTGCCTGGGTCTTCTTCACCTAAGCGCTGAATTTCTTCTGCTGTTAATCCGATAGTATCTGCAAGTATTTGTAACTCTGGGCCACCTTCACTTGCGAAAGTTCTTAAATCTCTAGTTACTCGACCGACTTGCGTACCACCAGATTCAGCTTGGATGCCGAGTTCTGCCATTGAACCTGCAAGCGCTACCACTATTTCATTACTGAAGTTAGCTTCTCTCGTCGCGTTAGCTATTCGTGTAGCAAATCTTGTTATCAACGCTTCATTGGTTGCAGCGTTATTACCGACTGCGACTATCTGTGATGCAAGTTCTTCAAATTCATCACTTCCAATATCAAGAGCATTAATCAATCGACCGAAACTATCGGCACCTTCTTCACCAACAAGATTAGTTGATATCGCCAACTGATCCATGATGCGGGTAAATTCAAATAGATTTTCGGATCCATCAATGCCCAATCTACCTGCAGCGGTAGCAAAGTTTAAAAGTTCAGGAACAGTAGAGCCTGAAACGGTATTTGACAGTACCGTTAATCGATCAGTTAACGACTGTATTTCATCCCTTGATTGGGATGATACTCGCGCGACATTGGTCATACCTTCTTCGATATCACCAAACTGGTCAGCTAGACGACCAATCCCCAACAAGGCACCAAATGCGACAGAAACAGATATAGCACCAGACCGAAGTCTGTTCATTACGATAATGCTGCGAGTCATAGAATCACGTAAACGATCTATTCTGCTCGCTGCTTGCGTAGCTTCTCTACCTGTCGATTCTAGCCGCCTGTCCAGTTCTACTAACTCACGGCGCTTTGCAGCTATAGTTGCCCTTGATTGATCTACTGCTGATTCAAGTTCATCAAAAGCTATTGAATTACGTGATAAATCTCTGGATACGTTTCGGATCTCAGTTGATAGTCTGGTGTATTCACGGCGCGTATCTTGCTGTTCTAGTCTGGCGCGTTCTAATGCTGCGCGCTGTTCTTCAGTCGCTTCCGTATTTCCACGTAATGCAGTTTGCTGTCGCCTTACTTCACCAGTCGTTCTTAATAATTCGTTTCTTACTTCAGCAATGATAGGTTGTAGTCGCTGATAATCATTTATTAATCGTACTCTCGCTTCTTCACGATCAATTTCAGCATTAAGCCTGCGTTGCGCTTGACTTAATTGGTTTATATCTTCCCGTACTTCATTCGCGCCGCGACTGAAATTATTTCTGGCACGTATGATTAAATCGATAAATCGGGAATTACGTTCCATAATATTTTACTCAAAAAAAAAGGCGGCAATGATTAGCCGCCTTCAAATTTAACAACAGACAATTAGTGTATTGTTATTAAGCGGCCATCTGTATTGATGCGAACTGGCTTATGCCATCTTCAACGATGGTTTCATCGCGCAGCGCTTCAAATGTGAACGGTAAAGTACCGAAGTCTGTATCGCCTGATATGATGTTAATCGTTTGAACAAGGTTCAACGCTGCACACCGTACACAAATTGCGACAGGCTTGTTAGTGTTAGCTTCATTCAAGCCATCAAAAACAATTTCGTAATTCACCTGACCTTCAGTCAATGGATTGATTGAAAAGCTTGCAGCCGATTTGTATGCAATAGTGATGTCATCATCTGCAGCATGATTTCCACCGTCAATCAATTGAATGCCTGAATTGCTGATTGAATAATCGACATTCACTGTTAGTGCAGTTCCAGCTACTTCAACTACTACTGGCTCTGCTTTATTAGGTAATACTTTCAACGGAATGAATGCATCAAGACAATCAGGCACAACTTTATATGTCACTGATATATCTTCACCGGCAGCTTGCGTGATTATTTGCGAGCGCATTACAGCCGCCATAACTGCTGAGTTAAATGAAAATGTGGTGATTGATCCAGTCATTGATGAAACGCGAGTAAGTAACGCGGCGTTGCCACCACCAGCTACGCGATAATCACGTTGCTCTGCTCGTTCTTCTGCGAAATTCAAATCCAACTGACTGCAATTGCCGATGCTTTTATGCGCAGTAGCAGTGCCAGCGATTAACGCCCTCATAGTAATTCGACCGCGCCCGATGTAACTTAGTGTTTGATTTGCTTGTTTAGCCATTGTTAATTTCCTGGTTGAAGTTGCCTTTTGTTGTAAACTCTACCCTGACATCTGCCAAAGCGAAATCGTCTGCCCGATCCCTAACAGGAAACAAAGCAGATGAAACTTTTATTTCTGAAAAGCCAGTACCTTTTCCAGAATCCAAAAATTCAAATAAGCAGTTTCTCAAACGTATGGGAAATTCAGCTATACGCTCTACTGCAACTGCTACATCATCAATAGTTTTCGTTGGATGCGCTACCAACAACGATATTTCGTGTCTATCTTGATAACTACCAAAACCACTTGAAGCAATATTTTCCCACGTCATCGGTCTTATTGTTGCTTGCATGACGACATTGCCGGTTTCTATCGCTTCTTGTAATTCTTTACCTGCATTTTTTAAATGCAAATCACTCCATCCTATAAACGGAAACACATCAGGCATCTGATCTTTGATAACCTGCTTTGTCACAATCATTGCGTTATGTGAGGTCAGTATCATTGATGTATCTGTCTATTTCTATTTGCATTTCATTCTGCCCAAACTCAAACCCTCTGGAAAAGAAAACTTGATTGTGCGACGGGCCATATAAAACTTGTATTCTTGACGGGCCACTATTAACCCTGACTCTTGGAAATTGTTCTCTTACTCTGTCTTTATCCAAAGCTATGAAAGGTACACCACGCAAAAATATTAAAAATGCCCCTTCGATAAATGCTGTTCTTCCCTGCCTACGTTGTACACTTATACCGCTTACACCATTGTTATCAACTCTTGAATGGCGAAATCTACCTAAGTTTGTTCTAGCTTGATCCGCTCTTACTAAAGCTTCTTTGGTTCCTTCACTGGCTCTGCGAATAACTCTTATGTGCTGCCGCAAAAAAATAGATGGTAGCGTTAATTCAGTTGAAGCATGATTAACTACACGCTGTACAACTCGATCAGCAGTATTGTTAATTGCATCAACAGACACTTCTTCTAATTGTTCGTTTACATCATCCAGAAAATCTAAAGCTAATTGAAAAGTATCCATTACCAGATTTTACTAGCTCTAACAGAAACTACTGTTTTAGTATCCGTTTCAAGAACAACTCCATCAATTTCATAAACAAATCCAGTATCGATCTCTGTAAACGTATCACCTACGCGCGGGACATCGACATAAATTTTTGGTATCGACACGCTAATACTTGTTTCTGTGTATTCCAGATTTTGTAATAGCTGAAAATTGGTTGAATGTGGTGTAACGAAAAACGTCGGTAATGGATTCCCGTCACTGTCGTTTGGGATTACATCAACACCGTTACAATCTTTGTAACTAACGCATACCCCTAAAGTGCATGCCGCCAACTCGACGGCATGACCTATAGTTTGACGAAATATGCTAGTCACTAGGGGCCAGCAGGCGGCGCGGCAGCGCGGGTCAATGAAACGCCATCAAGTCGAATATGCGTGAACCCAGGTTCGGTATTGGCAGGTTGCCAAATAACCATACCGATAGTGCCATCACCTGCACCGGCTTCAACGACTTGCATGTTGGCGATATCAATATCGATCTGTACGCCTGGATCAGCTTGTAGACCAGGATCAGACTTAACTCTGTACGCCTGTTCAAGCGCAAATTCAAATTCTTGCCCTTGTTTAGCATTGACCGCCACGACGCCAACGGCAGAATTGATAGCTGTCAAATCACCGGATTTATAATCGCGATCAGCGATCATCGATATGACGCCACCTGGCTGTGTTGCATTACGCATAAATAATTACCTTTTTAAAATTTATAGAAAAGGCTATTGAACTAATAGCCTTGCGATTACCGATTAAATCTATGCGCCGACTGCTTTATGCGCTCCAGTTGCTTCAGTCCAGCCTGCACCAAAATCAGTTCTGACTTTGAATTCAATGCCGTCGATATCAAAACCAACACGTTGATCCGTGAAGATCTGTTCTTCACCGGCCAGATTTGCATAGTCGATTCCAGGCATTGTTGAATCAACACAAAACCATGCTGTTTCGCCATCCGGCAAATCTTGCAATCGTGGCTCTACGATCACAGTCATAGATCGAATGAAATCTGGTATCGCGTCAGCTACAACTGACGGATTGAATGTTAGCTGAGTCAATTTCTCCGCATCACTTTCAAGTTCTGGTGGAACAACGAGAGTATTAAATTCGACTGGTGCGCGAATCTTGCCGTCCTGAGTTTTCATCAAACGACCACGCTTGCGAATGTCTCTCAATGCATCGACGGACAATACTGAATCAGCGCCATCTGATAGATTCCGTCTGGCTGCATAAAAAACAGGGTTGCCATCTTCAAGCAATGATGGACGAGCAACACCACGTTCAAAATCCCAACCAAGAAATGCGCCCCAGAATACATCGCCCTGCAGTCGTGCAACTTGTCTTGCGTTTTGAGCCAGTAGTCGTAAAAGCTCGCCTGTTTGATCGTTGATGATCAATTGGCGGGTAAAGCCGATGATTCGACCAAATGTTGCAAGTGAATAACCTTCACCTGATTCGGTCAACGTGCCGCGCTTAAATTCGCCATGTTCGTTAACTCTCAACAGATCCGGCAAATCACCAAGTCTTATGGTGTTCTTGCGTCGAAAATCCTGGTTAGTCGACTGATTACCAACAGCCATAAAGGTGTTGTCAACTTCACGGAAATTATCGGTAACTGTGGTGTTAACGATCAGTTCCATCAATCGAACAAAATCGCTTGTTGTATGCAATGAACGCTCTACACGGTCTTGCTTACTCATGCCGCGAGTATTAACACCTTGCATTTGCAATGCTTCATCGGCCAAGTCAACCAGACTCATGCCGCGATATTCATTGCCTTTTGAAATTTCATAATGCTGTGGCAAGTACATTCCGAGTAATGCCTCACTCGCACCACGAATGAACTTTTTTGATTGATCTTCGATATTTTTCACATCTTTTCCTGTCATTGGTGGTGTGCCACGTGTGATCAAACCATCGACGAAAGAATCGTATGGTTCGTTGTTGTCAAAGGCTCTTGTAGCTTCTTCGGGACTACCACCCAAACGAACTGCAGCGGCTAGAAATCGACTGGCAGTGTTAGGTGAAGCATTGTTGTTTTGACCGTTCGGCCCAGAACGATGAGTTTCTGATTCGTTGGTTTCACCTGAGTCAGTGGAACCAGCGTTTTCATTGGTTTCAGTGGAACCATTGCTTTCACCTGAGTCAGTAGAACCATTGTTTTCATTGGTTTCTGTTTCAGTTGATCCGGCATTGTCATTTGAGTTATCTGATTCATTACTTTCAGTTGAACCAGTGGCTTCAGTAGAACCAGTGTTTTCGTTTGCTTCAGTTGAGGCACCACCATTCCGGTTTTGTGCCTTATTGCCTTTTTTCTTGCGACTCATAGGTTTATCTTCTCTGTTGATGATAGTGGATAGTAATGAACGGCGTGTAGCTTCTGCATCTGCCCCAACTGTCACGATAGAAACTTCAAGCGGTTCCCAATCGTCAATTGTATAATGCCTGGTTCCGTCTTCATCTTCTTCAGTGAGGGTACGTTCATGAATGATGAATGAAATGGAAAAATTTCTGATGATCCCATTTACGATATCTGTGATGACACCTTGTTTCGTATCGTCTGTAGAGAAATCAAAATTAGCAAGTAACTCGCCACCGCGAATAACCCAATCGCGAGTAATACCAAAAATGTAATCGATAGAAAATTGTCGATGATCCTGTATAAGTTGGATACCACTATCGATTCTCGACGGACGCATACCGTCAAGATTTAAGGTATTGAATACGGTTTCAAATCTGTCGGTACGAAAGTTGTATGTGGTGTCTTGCACTGGCTGATTAGTAGCCAGACATGCGAACCGTTGTTCGCCGGAATCTTCCCCTACAAGAGTAGATGAACCTTGTCGGCTGAAATTTCTTACAGATATAAGTTTTTTCTTCATGACGAATAACTGTATGGACATAGCCATTCGTGTCAAATTACATATTTAAACATCATCAGTTTTTTATGGTTTTATAAGTTCTGATTATGTTTTTACTTCGGTTTTATTTAGATCACTGCTTAACCTTGCCAACTAGAAATTATTTTTTAAATTTTCTGCCGAAAGCTCTGGTGAACTGGCACATCAAATAACCAAATCCTAAGCCATGTATAAGATAATCTTTGAGTGGTACTTTTTTTCGTTTCCAGGCTTTACGCAATACACCCCTACGTCTGGAAACTTCTTCTTTAAACTGTTCTTCAGAATGATCAAAGCTTATTGAAGTGTCAGAATAGTTTTCATCGTGATTACGACAGGGGCGATTATAATACTTGCTCAAAACTTTACGTATAAATTGCGGCCATGATTGAGGGCCGCAATAATATTTATCCTTGCGACTGTTCATCCGTTGTAGTCTCTTGCTCAGATACAGATTCAGTTTGTGCTGTTATTTGTGCTAACACTGCACCAGCCGCTTGTAGTTGCGCTGATGACTGCTCTGGAAAATCGTTAAGTATATCCGCAAGTTCCCCCATTACCTGCTGCAATACATCAGGGTGTACCCCGATATCCGTTAAGAATGCCTGAACTTCTGCCCCTAATATCTGAAGCATAGCTGGACGCAATTCGTCAGGCGCGTGTTGCATTATCTGAATTACCTTATGATAGGTATCCACTAATGCTTCCAGCTTATCACCGTAGTCTTTTTCTAACTCTAATACTTCCTGCGTTTTGGGATCATCTAAATTTCGTAGTGCATGCCGCACTTTAAAAGCATGATGAACTACTAAAAATTCCGGCTTATCTTCTTTGAAAGATTCAAAGATAAACTGAAAAAAGTCTGTAATTCTAGTTATGAATTCCACAGTCAATAATCTCTCTATAGGTTAGTTAATTAATTAGAGACTCTATGTATAGTCATCTTAATATTACGCGCCGTAGCTTGTATCCCGCTAGTCCCTGGCCTATGTCTAAAACTGTAAGATTTATTTTCACCGTCAACGACTCTAACGAATGCGCTTAAACTCATATCTTCAAATTGATCAGTACCAGCACCTATTCCAGTGGGGTCAGTACCGGCTACATCTTTAGGTTCTTTTCTAAAGTAATCCAAGCTGTTGTCATAACCTGTACCAGCGTTTTTATTAGTTACGTCTTCATCGTAAAGTCCAGATATATAGTCAGTAGCCGCCGTGTTATAACCAAATTTTGACTCTACTTCTATCTTCCATAATCCCTCTACAAGATCAGTTGTATCTATAACCTGTATTAATGCTTCAGGCGAGTCCATGTTGTTGACAGTATTTATTACGTCATCAGGCTCAAATAATTGGAATCCAAAGCCAAAAGGATAAACCCATTGTCCCTGCGTCAGATTACCAGCATCGGGAAAACTAAGCACTTCCCCTGCTTGTGGTGGTCTATCTGGAAGTCTTACTGAGTATTCTTGCGTGACTGATATAGGCGGCAACAGAGTCACACGCAATCCGGTAGCGTCTTCAAAACGAACGCCAGCACGGGCTATGATTGCACTTACAAAGGACTTAACGCCGTTTATAACTTGCACACCAGTAATCTTGACGTTTTCTGCGTCTTTGGTGTCTATGTCAGTTTGCAAAGCTACGTCAGCATTTGAACGATTTGTTGTCTCTGTTGCTATTGCATTAGCGTTCGTTATTATAGCGTTTGCATTTGCCTGTTGTGCTGTGGCGTTCTGACTGATCTGAGTCATCAGAGTCATCAACTCGCCATCATTAGCAGTAATGTCTGCCATGTTGCTAGAAATGTCAGCAACCAGTGCGGCAGGATCAAACCCTTCCAAAGCCTGAATACGGGTATCAAAAGCAGTGAATTGTGCGCTCGTATTGGTCTGCTCTGAACTAAACGACGTAACCAGCCCGTTAAGATTTTGCACTGTCGTTGCGTGTGCAGCATCCAGTGCTACGATATCTGCTTCAAGACTGTTGGTAATGTTGTCTACTTCAGCTACGTCATATACCTGAACCCAGTCTGTTTGTGTGGGATTTGTGTTCCCTACCGACCGCATAACGTAACCAATTCCAGGCGCACGCGCTGCAGGTAATCGCCAATTCCATGTTTCAGTTTGTGCAGGGTTCGGCTCAATACCCACTAGGAAACCGTTAGATCCCATTCGTAAAATAGCCTGATCACCATCTGGCCCTTCACGCAATATCATCGATGTAGCGCCTGTAGCGCGTCTTGTGATTGACAGTTGCGTTATCCCCTCGATCATCCAATTAACAATTCCACTTATAGAATTGACGAGCCATTGACTAGACAAACCGCCAACTATGCGATTGTCAAATCCGTCAAGTACATCACTTGCTGGCCCTATTTCCTCGTATAGATCCGGCGCGAAAGTTTGGCCTGTGGTGTGCGGTGAATTTTCGGACAACAAACGGTAAGCCATTAATGCACCGTCGTTCGGTCTTACTGCAATGACTATCTGTGAATCGGTAATAGTGATTCCAGGTTCCCAATCGACTACCTGTAAACTGGCTTCCAGCATTTGAATGCGTGCTGTGTTGGCTGCTGACAGTGCTGCATTAGCCGTTGCCAGTTGATCGTTGGCTGCAATCAGCGCGTCTTGTGCTGTGTTCTCTGTATCGTCTTCTGATTCCTCGGCTGCGGCTGCGGCGTCTTGTGCTTGATCCCGCACAAGCTGTGCTGCTTCTACTGCCGCCTTTGCATCGGCTAACTGCATAGCGGTGACGCCGCCCACACCGGCTTCCAGCACTGCGATTCGTTCAGCGTTGTCAGCAATGGATTCGTCCTGCGGAACTGGATCGTGCAACTGAGTCAAATCAACATTCGTTGGCTCAGGCGTTGAAAAAAGCAAACTTAAATCAGGTATCGATGCCGTTTCTACACTGGGGCTATTTTGTGTCAATGAATCATAAGACTGCTGGCTATACGTTGAACTGCCAAGAAACATAGCCCCTTGTATTGCAGCAGACAAAACGCCGTTGGTGTTGGTGACTCGAAAGTGCAAACCAATCGTTGCCGCGCCAGCAGTTACACCGTCGTCAATGTACTGCCTACCCACGAGATATGCATCGACGGTCTGGCCTTCCGGCACCGGAATTGCGCCCACGTGCCCTACCACTGCAGGATTATCGGTCAGGTAATAATCTGGCGCTACTATGCGCTGTCTGTTGTTAGCGGTATTGATCCAACGCGCAACGCTTCCCGTGTTGTCGGTCGATGCCGGAACATTGTCTGTTATGAAGTGCGATTCCAGCATCGCGATTCTCTGATCCTGTGGCACTGGATCATGTAACTGGGTTAGATCAACAAACCCTTGTCCATCTTGTTCTGAAAATATAGTAGCTATGTGGCTAGCGTTAAATACTCCTAAAGCTTGATTAGATTGAGTTAAGTTATTATAGGACAAGTTTTGCCAATTGGTATTGGCGACAAACATTTGACCGATATAATTAGAAGACAACGCGCCGTTTGTATTTGTCAAATCGACTTCAAGACCGCCCGTATTGGTTCCAGCTTCAAGCGTCCCAATAAGATACGCTCTTACAGTTTCGCCATTAGGAATGCTTATACTTTCAAGAGATTCGGAGCTGTCTGGATCTGTTGTGACTTTGAACGCGCCCAGCGTGATGTCATTGTTACCGTTACCATTCCAATTGAAAATTTGTACATTGGAACCTGCAACTACTTCCGCAATATCGAAAATTTCAGCCGGACTACCTAAAGCCCCTTCAAGTGAAGATAGTCTGTCATTTTGCAATAGCTGTTCAGCATTGCGCGCAATTTCACGATTGGATTCTACTAATGCATTAGCATTTATGAGATCTTCATTAGCCTGAATTAAATTATCCTGAGCCAAATTTTTTGCATCATCGTCAAGTTCTTCAGCATCTGCAACTTGATCTTGCGCTTGATCAACAGCTAGTTGTGCAATTTCCCTTGCAGCAATAGCATCTGCTAACTGTTGAGTAGTTACATTACCTGCACCAGCACCGGCACCAGCACCAGCACCAGCACTTTCATTGCCTAAGAATGTTGACGCTGTTGATACGATTCCCATTATGTTAGTTCCTCAATATAAACCAACGAACGGCCATCACTTAATAACCAAATGAAATCCTCATTTTCGATAACAGCCGATTGAAATTTAGTCAACATAAATCCATCTAAATTATCTACAGACGGCTGTGTTTGACTAAAATGAATATAGACAGGATCATTACTTTTGTTTTGAATTCTCACGCTAGTGGATGGTGGAAGCCCAGACACTTGTAAGGCATCTTGCCATTCATCGTCATTTGTATCGATGTTCGCTAAAGTTTGCGTACTCATGATTCATCACTCTCAGTTGTTCTTTGCGCGTCTGCTGTTGATGGATTAGCAGTTGATGATTCTTGATCATCTTGAATTTGTATGTTGCCAGCAGCGGATACCCTTGAAGCATCGATGTCAAATAGGATTCCGGCGTCACGCATTAATGCTGTTGCTTCCTGCCATGCAGACACTGTTGCTTCAAAATTACTGCCATATTTTCTCGCCAGATCTTGTGGCGACATAATGCCATTTCTGGTTTTTGTAATGTCGACATCTAAATCTTCTTTCGGACTAATCGATTCAAGATCTGCAAAGTTGAAAGAACAAGTTAATTGGTTAACTGCACTTTCCATGCTTGGCGTATTTATTATTTCAACATCTTTGTACCATTGAATAATTTTCAGCATCCAAATTGATACACAATGCGATTGCATAACTTTTACGTGACTTTTAAATTCTTGCCTTGAGAATCTACCGGAAGCAAAATTAACTCTTGAAAAATCACCAGTAGCAATTTCGTAATTGGAACCCGCACCTATAGCGATGTCACGGCGTAATGATGTCTCTGTTTCTTGTCCACCGGAAACGGCTTGCGGTGTAACAGTTTCAATGTCTGCATCTTGATCATCCAGATAAGCAATCATTCCAGACTGAATATTTTCAAATTCTTTGAGGTTACGCATAGTGAGAGTTTCACCATTCTTTAACCCCTTAACAATAATTGCCATGCAAGCTGCCAGGGTTTGTTGCGTAATTCTGGCATCATTTAAATCAGACAGATCTTGATTAGCTTTTAAAGAACTTAGTAAATCAGACAGACCTAAAATTGCTTCTGCTTCATCAAGAGTTTTACAGTGAATAACATCTATGTCTTTTCTATACAACTGACTGCCCTGACCTCTGTTATCCAAATTGTTATAAATGTGGAAGCCTGTAACTCTTCCCATTGAATCAAACTCTACCCCTTTTTCACCTTTCGATTGATCTAGCCAGTTTTGACCAACAACGCGCAAGCGCAAATATACTCTTTGATCTTCCATTCTATCTAGGTAACGAATGATAAAGGCGGCATGATGCGTGTACATCGTTCCGATGATTAAAGATTGAATGCCGCCAAAATTGGTATCACCGTGAAAATCGGGTCTATTGGATTTTGCCCACAATTCATATCGACGCTGAAAAGTAATTCTTTTTTCTAAAGTGCCGCCGTGAAAATCTACATCAACACCGACGCCAATTATGTTATTGCGAAATCCACGAACGATTTGACGTATTAACGGAACGTCCCTCGATAGTGTGGATGGTTTATTGTCTCTACTTCTAAATTGAGCGTGACGTTTAGCATCGCGCTTTAATCCGTGAATACGGTCTTTGGGATTATTTATCGTCCACGGGTCAGAAATCCTTTCACCGTGTTCATTATTATTTGCCGCCATTGAACCTACCTATCGTAGTTCTCAATCGCGGGGCAGAAGTAGTTTTTTGCAATATGCCTTGTTGAATCAGATCAGCTTCAATTCTATTGATTCGGTTTAGCATGTCAGCGCCATCCGCAAAATCTAATGTTAGATCTGCTTCACGGACGCGAAAAACACCTTTTGCGTAATTGTCCTTTAGGGTCTGAAGTTGCGCGAGCGTGAACAAAGATAATCCCTGAAAAACTAAATAAGGAATTGTTTTGTGCATCAACTCATAATGTCAATAGCTACCGTCTGATGCGAATATTACCATTTGAATTAACTGTGATCGTTTGTGCAGGCTTTGATTTTTTAGGCTTTTCCACTGTACCTATTCTATTGCTATATTCTAGTTGCCATCTGGAAGCGTCCCAAAGATCCATGCCGAGCATATTCATTGCTGCATAGCCATAAACCTTAGTATCAAGAAAATGGTTCTCACGACGAATTTTTACCCACGCAAAACTAATATTTCCACGTTTATCGATTTCTTCTTCTCTGACTTCTGCCGTTGATTCTTTGTAGTAATCGTCGCCGTATTCTGGAGTATGAAAAAATCCATAAGGAAACGGTACGCCGGTTTTTAATTCTTCTTCGGTTGGCGCTTCTAATTGATAGTAACCAAAAATGGTTTCTTTGATTATTGAAGAATTAACACCCCATAATTTTATTGATGATTTTCGTTTTTTGCCACCGATAGTTACTCCGACATTTTTCGGCGGGGCAATAACATCTGATCCTGTGTACTTACCGTGAACTGCCCTGACTTCAACTATATTCTGACTAGCTCGCATAGTAGTGACAAGGTTATATACTGACTGAGTTTTATAGTTAGCATCGATATTCAACAGTTCAATTTTTCTTTTAACGCCATTCATATCAAACAATGGTTCGTTTAATTTTCTAGCAAAAGCATTTCTAGCTTTTTCATCATCGATATCACCTATTAAAACTTCAGCTTGAATAGAATAGACTTCCAAATATTTAGCAATACCAAGATATTCCACAATTATTCTATCTGCTTGAACATCGACGCCAGCAACAACTTTTATACATTCATCTGGCACTACCCCAATTTTATAATCTTCTCTTTTTTCGTATAAAGCTTTCCAGTCAAAAGCCATACCTCGCATTTGATACGATTGCCCTTTTTGGGTATTAACAAAAACCATGATTTTATTTTGATCATTACCAGCTTCAATTCTTTTTTTAGCCATCTTCTGCACTACTGGAAAAGGAGAAGATAAACGCGACATATTAAAACCAGCGTGATGTTTTATTTCAGGGTTTTGTTTGTAATAATGACCATTCTCAATAGACCAAAGTCGATCCCCTTCAGAGTAAGTATGTTCGCACTGGTGACAGAACATATAAGATTTATTCCATTTCGGCTTACCTTCAGTATATCCAGGGATGAAAACATTTCGATCAAAGTCTGGCACATAATCTTTTTTGCAATCTGGACATTTGTGCATATAGATTCGCATATCCGAATTTTCATATTCTTCTTCAATGCGCGATAAACCTTTTATCGTTGGGGAACACGTTTTGATTATTTTTTCATATCCGCTATACCATTCAGTTCTTTCACCGACAATTAATAGTGGATCACCTTCGGCACCAGCGCTGCGAGTATATTTATCTACTTCATCTGCCAAAACAATTCTCACTGATCGTGATGCAAGATCACCAGAATTATTCGCAGAAGCAAATGAAATGGTATTAAGAAAATTCTTTTGAAGTATCGTATTTCCATCGCGTGAATACTTGTCCAGTATTTTTTTCAATACCGGCGATACTTTCATAGATTTTGTAAAACGCTCAATAGATATCATCCTAGCTTGCTTGTCTGTCGGCAGCACAAAGATTATCGGCGATGGATCATGATGCGTAAAATAAAATGCAGTGTTTAATAGCAATTCTGTTTTAAGCATTTGAGTAGGACACATTAAAGTTATCTCTCTAATGTTTTCATCAGTAACCGCTAACATCGGTTCAACAGCAACAAGCATACGTTCTGATCGAAACTTACCTGACTCTGCAGAATTGGAAGGCAGAAATCTGTATTTATTTGCCCATTCAACCAGATTTAGTTCTGGTGGTATTTCGATGACATCGGCAAGTTCTTTGAAAAGTAACGATTTGAAACTTGGTTTTTGTATTTTTTCTAAAGTATCAAGCAGACTCACGTAAGTACCCTGCGATTGAATCTAGTGAATGCCGCAATTCAGTTTTTAATATATTTCTTATTTCTTTTGCAGACTTACCTTCAAGTTGCGATGCGATATTTTCTATCGCCAACACACTTGATTTCATTGTTGAACATGCGGCAGCGACTTCCCGTATAACTTCATCGCGTTCGTATACGTTATGCTCCATCTTGTCAAATTCAAGCATTGCCACTTGAGCGCGTTTGACTTCATGGATTCGCCTTGCTTCAGTTTCAGATGTATGGTCATGAATTATAGAACCTGCTTCTTCATTCATTGCCATCTTATTAGCAAAATGCGTTTTCTCCATTCGCAACAGATGATCTATAACATCGCGCACGTGAATCTTTTTTTTCTTTAATACAGTTTGCTTCCGCAGACCGTCTTCAAATAACTGTTCAAGTTCTTCAACAGTTATAACCAGCATCTTGCAGAGTTCTTCATTGGTGTAAAACGGTTCGTACTTAGTCCTGCCGTTAGGATATTTATTCCAGGCAACACCATAATAATTATCTTTATCTTCTAGCTTTTTTTTGTTCCCTCTATTTTTACTACTCGGAGCCTGTCTACTGCTCATGTAAATACCGGCTTCTTAAATTCAATTGTTTGATCATCGATTATAGAATCACCATGCCGCTTGATTCTGGTTGCTGTTTTCATGTATTCGAAAATTTCCACTAAGTCTTCATAAACGCGCCGATGATACCAACCAAAAATAAAATCACGCTTGCCAATATTCTTATTGGCAGTTGCGCGAAAATGATTTAGTTGAAAAGCATTAATAGCTACAGCCAGCACACCATCACCTATAACGCCACGGTGGTTAAGGTATTGACGTAACCTTTCCGATGTATTCAAGCCGATCAAACCATCGACTTTTAGATCAGAGCCATATCTACTTGCTTCTTTGTGAGGGTCATTAAATCCGTTCAACAATTCCTGCAAGTGTCGTGTTGCTTGTCGATCACCAGCGGGGCCGCTAGTATCCATGATATGTTTAGCACAAAGATAGCTCTGTTGAGCTATCAAGTCATATCGTGGCTCATACCATGAATGCAGCGCCCACATTCTAAAAGCGTCATTGTAAGACAGATCTTTTAATCTTCCTGCATAGCCGTACTTATCGGCTATTAGCTGCCGTATTCCCCATTTAGTCGGCCAGTCATTTTCGTCATCAGACCATTCGCCCTCGTCTTTTATCATTTCTTCTAAAAATTTGAATGCGAAATCTGGCAGATCGTTTAAATGAACATCAGAATAGATCATCGAACTGTTTCTCTTTTATGAAGACTTAATCTCTATCATGACCTTTGTGATATTTTTCAATATCACGCTTAACATACCAAGCGATAGTTTCTTCAAGCCATTTCCTACCTTCCGGCGTATCCAGTATTTGATGTATCAATAGCGGTGTTACCCTGTCGACTATTTGCTGATAATCTATGGCACCATTAAGAGTGGACGCTTGAAACTGTTTCTTTACTATTTTATCGTTCAATTCCGTATAGACGTTTTCACGCTCTATTTTTTCAAAACTTAATTGACTTTCAAGAGATTCAATTCGTTCTTCTAAAGTCAAATCACTGTGTTGTTCATTTAATTCTTCTTGTCTTGCTGCAATTAACGCCGCCTGTTCCTTTTCTCTTTTTATTTTAGCATAAGCTTCAATGTCTTCAGGCGTAGCTGTCGCTAGATCGATTTCAGGTAAATTTATTACGGCAGTACTAGGGTTCAATGATTTCTTAAAATTATCAAAAGTGACGCTGACGTTACCATCAGCTTGATATTTTTTATACACAACGGTTGAGACTACAGCTACTGATACAGCCAACATTAAAAATAGAAAAGATGAATAGTATTTATCTATCCAATTTAAAAATTTTATATGCAACGGCGTTGTCATTTCATCAATGATGACTTTACCTCTAAACTTTTTTTCTTCCTTTTGATACTCTTGTTGCTCTTGTTGTTCGTTCATTTTTTTGGACTCCATTTGTTTATCCATTTGTCTGCTGTTCTAACGGGGTAATAACTTATTGATGGTGCCGAGACAACTGCCCAAAAAAGTGTAGGTAAATCTTTTAACATTTTTAACCACACTTCGATTGGCATTTGAAAATCAGACACTATCTGAAAACACTTTGGATCGATACAAGCAGCTAACATTTGCTTTTCTTGATAAAAACTATAAACCGCTATTAAAACTGTAACGCACCCAATACTTAAAACAAATCGTACAGTTGTATACAATCCCCAGGGTCTTGCTCGAAACACATAAGGGGATTCTGATTTAACATCTTCACGATTTGTTTGTCCTGCCTGTGATACTCGCTCCTTATCATAGTCAAGTTCTGCCAAATACGCTGATAGGTCAGCTTCGATATCTACTTTTTTACTATTTGCTTGAATCTCTCTCAATTTTTCAAGATGATCATCATTACCCAAAATTTGCGCTAGTATTTCCTGCTCACTAGCGGTATCAGGTAAACCAATCGCTTTAGTCACCTGTTTTACAAATTTAGGTATTAGACTAACGCCACCAGTCTTGAACGCTTCAAACGCTCCACCTAATAGTTGCAGGCCGTTACGCCGTAGATACCGAGCTAACCTTTTCATCAGCTAACTATCACACTATATTTTGATTCCTTATGACCATCTTTAACCGTGATGATGGTTTTGCCTTTTCTTAATCCTTCAATCTTCAAAGGATCTCTACTAGCTTCACAACAACAACCATTGTCATTGCCCAGATGTGTTATCTGCGCTGTTGGTGAATCTGTAACTTCTTCCTTTTCACCAACAAAGACTTTAACTTTTTTCAAAGCCAATTTTGGTTTTTTATCCCCATCAGAGTGAGAATCTGAATTTTCACTTTGTTGTTGATCAGGCATGAAAACTTTTTGATCAACGGTTTGCGGATCTGCCCACGGAGTATATCTCTGACCGTTGATGTCAAAATAGAAGTCGCGCCACACAATACTACTAATAGAATCATCAGGCTTTGAATACCAGACTTCAGATCCAGCAGTGCAATCAAACCCCAGATTGCCATGCGGTTCTTTGGGAGCATTATCACCCATTTCAGCCAATAATCTTTTACCTGCTGGACTGTTGTTAATAACGCGCCACAAGTCTGTCAAAACCCAATTGTTGACTTCTGAAATACTAACATCGATTTCCCTTTGGTTTTCGCCGACTAATGCTATTTGTAGAAAATCGTTTTCGCTAGCTCGTTCACGTTTTGCCAACACAACTAAGTTTCTGCCCGACAGATTTATATCAGCGAGTTTTTCACCACCAGTCCAGCCGTTAGCGGGGCCACCCCTGCCGTTAATCTGACTCGGAGCGTGAATCCAATATATGACATTGATCGACTTAGTTTTAGAGCCATGCATTGCGTTTAGCGTACCGTCGTAGCCTGCCATCAGACCTCTGTCAAGGTTATGCCAGTACATATCGATAGCAGCGCTATGGCCGTAAAAATCACTCTCAAGTTTTGCGGATATGTTGAACTGCGGGAATTGTCCGGCCATTGCAGGCAGGCCAACTTTTTCATGCACTTTTTCCAGATCTCTTGCAGGGTAATCGTATTCGCGTTTTACACCTTCCAACAAAGGCATTTCATATTCATAAGATGTTTCGCGACCATTAAACGAACCGACACCGGCACACATAAAAGCAGATGCAAAACTGCTGACAGGATTACCGTAATCGTCTTCAGTGTTTTCAGCATTACGCTTATAACTCATATTCAATGAACCGTTATTGCAAGCAATACGGATAAAAGATCCTGGTGGTGAACCATCTTCTTTTTTGAAACGAAATGCGTTAGCGCAAATAAAAAAACCTTTTTTGTGAAGCTTTGGAAAATGATCAGTGTCGTTGGTTCTAATTACGTTACTCATTTGCTATTCTCTCTATAGTTTCTATGAATAATGGCTTTTGCAAAAAGCCGGTTGCTCCTAGTCTGTTGCAACATTGCAATACCGATTCGTCGGTATGCCAATTTGATATACTGCTATGTTCATAAGCAGCACTTATGATGTAAAACTTTTTGGTTTTACTTATTTCATCCCTAAACCACTTGAGCAATTCCAATCCTTTTGGCTCAAAAAAATCGAAATACATATCACATAAAACAATATCAATGTCTTCTTGAATTATCACACCTTTAGCATAATTGCAATCTCTCGCGCTACAATATTCTAAAGGTTCATGCCCTTGTGCTTTACTTATCAATCTAGTGGTCGAAAAGTTTATATGTTCATCATCATCTATGACAAGCAATTTCACAGTTCAAGCTTCTCCATTTTTTTTTCAATACGCTCAATTGCCTTACCTTGATATTCGCGTGAATGTTTCAGATCAGAAGATAATTCATAAATACGATTTTCTAATGAAGTTGTTGCTTGTGTTAAATTAGAAATTGATTCATTCAATTGCTTCATAACTTTTTCGTGTTGTCTTGAAATTGTTCTTTCAACATTTCCCAAACCAATTTTTAAATCCTTATTACTAACAGATAAAGTGTCGATTCTCATTTTTTGGCGATAAACGTAAATTATCGCTAGCGCTATTGTTCCTGCCGCAACAGGATTAGTAATCACCCAATCTACTAATGCGATATTATCATTTGCTTGTTGCATTGCTTTTTTTAGCTCTATTGAATTTAAGTTGATCATAAAAATCTACACCCTTTTCATCCTTTGGAATCTCCATATCCGGCAAAATAATGATTGATGGATCTTGATTTTTTTTCTTGCAGTATTTTAGTGCGCTCAGATAGCCGATATTATTACTATCTTTGTCAGCAAATATTCTATCGACCGGCTTTTTGTGTTTTGACAGGTAATTAGCGTCCAAACAAGGTGTCACCTTGCAGTCAAACAACGCTCCAGCAGCTATTGCTGTTTTAACCCCTTCAGCAATGTAACGTGTTCTAGTGCGCCAAATACCAACGTAAACGCTTTTTGGCGTGTTGCTGGTGTAATAAGTTTGTGATTTTTTGCCGTCAACAGGAATGATTTGAGTGGCAATGGCTACGTCCCGATGGTTATTGATCGTGAACAATAAACACGGTTGTTTATAGTATTCGTTCTTCTGCCATGCGCCATACTGAGCCTGGGTTACAACCTTCCATCGACAGTTAAGTTTATGCTTACCGTCGTAGCCCCAATCCTTTAGCATCAACAGTATTTCGTCAGGGGCATGTTTTAAGTTTTTGGAACCAGACATTAATTCATAATTCCATTTTTTTGCACGTTTCTTTTTTTGTTTTAAAGATTCATGTAATTGACCAACGATTTTTTTTCTGTCGATTTTTTTCATTTCTGGTCTAACCAAAAAACGACCTACGTTGTTTACCGTTTCTTCAAGACTCCAATCATTAACCGCCATAACAAAATCAAAACCGCGCCGCATTCCACAAGCGCAATAAGTCTTACCGTCAAGATTTTCTAAATCGATGCGCAACAATGAAACTGTACAAATCGGACATAAGATTTTATCACCATCCAAACCACCACGAACTTGTGGCGTTAAACCGTAGTACACTTGCAACCACAATCCTCTTGCTTCTTCTCTCACTTCATCGATTAAAAAGGTTTTAGGTTTCATTACTTATACTTCCAATTCGTTCTACCCAAGCGTTCTTTAACTCGACATCATTTAAAACACAACCTTTATCTATACTACTTTTATATTGATCCAATCTATTACCAGCGATTAAAACTTCAGAAACTAGACATTTGTAATTAACCACAATTAATTTACAAAATTGATTACCGCGCTTCGATATTTTAAATTCCAAGTCATGAACAAAGAGAGAATTTCTTTTATTCACTGGCCGTTTCATTAAGTTAAAACCTAAACCTTTTCGTTCACTTTTAGCGTCCCAATCAAAACCAAGAGCGCCAACTGCTTGTAAATGTTCTCTAGCCTGTTTTGGGTATTTATACGGCTTTATGTCACCATTTTCTATTTTAGTCGCAAGTCCCGCGCTCACATGCTTTACAGCTTCCAAACCACAGCGTATATAGTCATCTTCTATAGAAAAGTTTCGTTTACTATATCTGATGTTAGGTGCGGCAAATTTTATCCCGTGATTACGTCTTGCGTGGGATATCATCATCATAAGAGTGTCGACGTTGCCCATATTAAGCGATAATGTTGCAGCGTAAAATTCTAGCGGGTAATGTGCTTTTAACCATGCCGTTTGATGACAAATGGTCGCATAGCTTATTGAATGAGATTTATTAAATCCATAACCCGCAAATTTTTCAATGGCATCAAATATTTTTTCTGACTTCTTCTTTTTAAGCTTGGAAGCTTTAATGAATTTTTTTCTTACTACTGCCATTTCACTAGCAATTTTTTTACCCATCGCTCGACGCAACAAATCGGCTTCAGCATACGTGAATCCTGCTAACTGTCTGGCTATTTCCATTACCTGTTCTTGATAGATCAGTTGTCCTTTTGTCGGACGTAAAACATCATCGACACCCAAACCATCAAATATTGATTCAGGCTTTAGTCCCTGACACACAGAAACATAATCTGTCATCATTCCTGATTCAATTGGCCCTGGGCTAAATAG